ATGGATATCAATGAAGCTAAAGAAATGTTAGGCACTGAGTTTACTTATGTCTACCCTGATGGGGATACTATCAGGGCCTATGTCAAGGCATTCGATCCTGAGATAGGGCTTACCTGTTGGACTCTCGAGAGCGAGACCAAGAGTGGATGGAAGAAAGAGGGTAGGCCTGAGAAAAGCATTGACAAAGATGGTACGTACTGCTGTGTCGCTTTGAATTTCAAGACCGGATCATTCGGAGTTTCCGGTGCCCTTGCTGTATTACAGGGGATCAAGGATACTGGAGAGTATATGCCTCAGGGTGGGTCACTCTTTGGTTCAACACCAACCTGTTCTTTTTAAGGAGAATTAAAATGGATATCAATGAAGCTAAAGGAATGCTAGGTACTGAATTTATCTATGTGTTTCCGGATGGTGATGAGATACCGGCATATGTTAGGGCATTCGATCCCGAGATTGGACTCACCTGTTGGTCACTTGACAGTGTGACTAAGATGGGATGGGAGAATTGGGATGAGAACCCCAGTAGAGTTGACCCGGATGGTACATATTGTTTGTTGGCTTTGAACATCAGGGATTACTCGTGGCTCGCAGATCATAGTTTAGACAAGGCTTTGAAACATCTCAAAGAGATCAAAGAAACTGGTAGATATGTATGCGTTAATGATGATTCAGGTGGAACACCAAATTGTTCATTTTAATTGTGCATCCAGATGCATGAAGGAGAGTATCATGGAAAGAAACTATGTGTTTGAAAACACACTGTATACTACTCAGGTATACAAGAGAGAACCAAGTGGACTGTATTATATTGGATACATCGATAGGGATACAGGAAAGATTATTGCAGCTTGGCCTGAGCACCATGTTGAAATAATGAAAGCATTACAGGAGGTAGTGGATGATCAAACGCACTAAACTTCCGAACCCAGAGAGTCACAAGAAATTCATTGTGTCTTTCTGTGATAAGGGCAACATCACCGTGACCTTTATCAAGGGTTTGAGAGTACCTAGTGCAGGGATAGACATAAGGGGGAGAGCTAGGCTGTTGCTTAGAGAACCAATAGCTACTGACCTAGCCTCCCCTGAGTTATGGGATTGGGATGCTCATCATGAAGCATCTCATTTGCTGCCTGAACATCGGTTCGTTTATACAGCAGTGGGAATGTGCAAGACTAAGTTAGAAGAGTCGGTGCTCAATGTCCTCGCTGATAATATGTGTGAACGGACAAGACTTGGTATGTTCTTAGGCCATGATCGTATACTCTACAAGGGTAGATATAAATACCTTGTGGATAATATGGCAACAGTCTTTAACAGGAAGCATCCCTCTATCAGTGCACTGTATATCCTTGACTTCGAGGATAGACGTAAGTGGCAGGGTTCTTTCCCACTTGGTAAAGTAATGGCAGGTGGTGAAGAGTATCTTAAGGTACTGAAACCTATGCGTATCTTCCAACAGCTACCATACATCATGGAGTCTGAGGATGCTGAACAGCTCTATGGTTTAGTCCTTGATATTATCAATACGATTAAGGATGCTGAACCTGATGAGCCAGAACCAGAAGAGTGTGATGATTCTGGTGATGACAGCTCCGACGATGGTAGCAGCGAGGAAACTGGAGACTCCGACCAAGATCAAGAAGGTGGTGAAGAAGATTCTCCTGAAAATCAACATCAAGAATCGGAAGATGATGATGGTGAAGAAGGGGAGCCGTCCAGTGGCCCTGATAGTGAGGGTCCGGGGGGTGAAGATGAGTCCACCGAAGATGTCGGGGGTTCACCCGGTGATGGTGATGAACAAGATACTGATAACACTGAGGATTCTGAAGAGTCATCGGAAGATGGCGGAGATTCTAATGAATCTGGAGAGAATCCCGACGATGATGGTGAAGAGGACAACAACCCCTCTCGTACCAAGATTTACGGGGAGCCACCCGATGATGACACCGAGGATTTACCCGACAATGTACAGAAGTTAAAGAAGGTTGGGGATTATCTCGATGAAGGAACAGACAAGCAGAAGTATATACCAATGGGTGCACCTAAGTTTGTGTCCTTAAGTGTAGCCACGGAAGGTGCTTCAAAATACCAGAACATTGTTAGCCGGTTAAATATTAAATCAATATCAAAGAATGTGCAGAAGTTCTTTAAGGTTATGGCTCGTGACTCATATCAATATGGGTTACGTCGTGGTAAGATACATGGCAAGAATCTGCATAGGTTGTACACTCCAGTTGACGAGAGTGATCCTCGTATATTTAAACAGAAGGTAACTCACAGGCTGAAGACTGATACAGCAGTGAGTATCTTAATGGATTGCTCTGGTTCTATGGATTGGGATAACAAGTATGAAATTGCTGCAGCCAGTGTCGTGATGATATCTAAGACACTGACCGACCTTCGTATCCCACATGAGATACTCGGGTTCACTGAGCCATTTAGGAAGCTGCATATTTATGCATTCAAATTGTTTGATGAGAACATCAAGGAAGATAAACTTATAGGCCGATTAGCATCATCCGATGTCGAGACGGTATATACTCCTGATGCTGAGGCTCTTGTTGTAGCAGCATCACGTCTATTTGAGAGAACAGAAACCAATAAATTACAGATTGTATTAAGTGATGGTCAACCTGAAGGGTGGGCTACTGACAATGGTAATGATGGTGAATGGTATCTCAAGAAGGTGTGTGAAATGATAGAGAACTCCGGTGCGATTGACTTGGTTGGCATTGGTATCTGTGATTCAAGTGTGAAGAAGTTCTACAAGAACAACGTCGTGATCAATAGACCGGATGACTTAGAGGAAGTGCTTATTGAAGCACTAAAGAAAACACTTTTATGATCTGTGCATCTGGATGCACAAGGAGGTTTAATGGTACAACAATTCAAACTAAGGGAACAGTACTCTAAGATACCAAAAGGTACTGTAATCGAAGCAAGTAAAGTTGATAAGAACATGGTGATGTTCATGCATCGAGGGAGGAAGAAGATTATTCCAATTCAATTCCTCGAGGATGTAAGTGGGCAGGGTTCATCAACAACCACCGGGTTTGGTGCTCTTGATCCTGACTCAGCATCAGGGCTGTCCGCATCTATGGGATTCGTTGATCCGGATGATGCATTTCAAACTCCACCCCCTCCTCCACCACCACCTAAACCAAAGCTCAAGAAGAATGAGTTCTTTCTGACTGATGTAACAGGCGGTAGGCTACCGACATCTGGGATTGATCATGTTCTTACAAAGAACCAAGATGATGTGTGGACTGACACTCAGCTCGCGGATATACCAGAGGTAGACAAAGAGTACGTGTGGAATGCTGACTTGTTGGAGTCCTTATGGATGGCTTATAAACACAACAAGAAAATATTGTTAACAGGATTCCCGGGTACTGGTAAAACTTCTGGTGCTATTCAGTTTGCTGCGTGGGTCCGTCATCCTGTCATGAGGTTTAATGGTAAGGATGGTGTTGAGGCCTCCAGTTTTCTCGGTATGATCTGGGCTACTAAGGATGGAATGGAATGGAAGGATGGTATGATGCCTCAGGGTACACGTGAGGGATACATCGTGATCATGGATGAGGTGATGAAGATACCGGCAGGTATTCAGATGTCACTTCAGACACTATATGAGGATAATGGGTACTTGATTCTGGATGATAAGCCCGGTACTCATAACGATAAGAAAGTAATACCACATCCCCTGTTCCGTATGATACTAACCGACAATGCCAAGGGGCTTGGTGATAACTTCGCCCAACTAGCAGCCACTCAGATGCAGGATATCTCAACACTAGACAGGTATGGTATCACTGCTGAGGTTCCGTATCTCGAAGAGGGGTTAGAAATCCAGATGTTAAAGGGTAAGTACCCCGGCATGGCAGAGTCAGAGATCACAAAGCTAGTGAGGTTCGCCAACCTAGTGAGGAATGGATATAAGCAATCGCAGATCAGCCTATCTATCAGTCCTCGAGGACTTGAGACTATCTGCACTCTCTTTACTGATATCCCAGAGATCAGAAGGTGCATCGAGATGACATTCAAAGCGAAACTTGCTGAGTCTGATGAGATCGATGCGGTTAATGAAATGATAAACACAGTATACTAGGAGGTATACAAATGGAAAGAAATTATGAACTGGAAATCTTTGACCAAATGATTAAAGAGGTTTTTGGAAATACAGACTTCGGAGTTGAGCTTCTCCCGGCTCCCACTAAGGAACAGTTTCTTATCCGGTATCCGAAGGATGAGAATGGGAATACGATTGGATGTTTCTATGCCGAACCGGTTCTACATTATAATGAGTCAACCGGAGATTGGTACCCAAGGATTATGGTCGGGTGGTCCTGCTACGCAATAGACAAAGAGGACAAGCCGTTCAACAAGAGGCTTGCAAGAACGATAGCGATTGGCCGAGCTATGAAGGGTACTAGTTCCGCGAGGATGCCTGATCGTATGCTTGAGCATTTGAGTTGGTTCCTCCACTGTGCAGCGGAAAGACTGCCGGGGAATGAGATGATGGTTGTTGGTAATATTCTTGGTGAGATGGATGGAGAGTAAGCTGATCTGTGTATGTAGTAAGGCCGACCCAATGAACTGTGATCGGTGTCAGAAGTACAAAGACACTTGCCCCGATGAAACTTTTAGACACGAGAGGTGGCCCCGGGATTCCCGGGGTCATCTCAAGGCTGTGCATCCGGATGCACGAAGGAGCGATGATGGACCTTGAACAACTGAAACTTATTCTTGAAACTGTTAGTACCTTAGGTGACAATGTAAAATATGTAGTCTATATATGTATTGCTCTTGATGTCTTGAGATTAATAGTCAATGCATCGGTGGGTCTGTTTGTTGTCACTGCTTTATACCGTTTATTCATGCGTCTGATTGAGAAATCAAACAATGAACCCGGTGAAGGTACTGATGATTATGGACCTTATTAAATTCAATAAAGGACCTTGACAAAAAGTAAAACAGTGTTTATATTATGTATAGGAGGTACTATCTATGGAACTTAATTGCCTGATTATTGTGAGAGATAAGAAAGAGATTCCGAAGATACGGAAGAAGTGGTTGGCTGTTGTTCGACAGGAACAAACCCGGGATAAAACTAATGACATCCAACTGCTTCATAACTGGTTGGTAGTTGTTGACCCATGTGGGTTGGATTACTATATGTCAGGAGGCATAGAAGAATGAGTGTAGTATACAGTCATAGAACAGGTAAGTTTATTGACACAGATGAACGAGAGGTTGTCTCACTGTTGGATGGAGATTGTATCGAGTGGGATAATGATGATGCATTATTAGAAGCATTTGATGATGGCTTACTATCCGAGGAAGAAATGCTTGGACTCGGGTTTGATATGGATCAACTTTACGAGTGAGGTATTATGCCAATAGAACGCAACCGTGTCTGTCCGAAATGCAGGGAAGTAGGTCATGATAAGAAAGGTGACCATCTATTCCTGATGTCGGACGGAACAACATGGACCTGTATCAAAGACAACCTACACCAGAATGGTAAGATATACTATGAGGTGGATGGTGAAGAAGTCTCTGGTCCGGGTAAGAAAGTAGACAAGACTCAAGGACACATAGATGTCAGTGAGTTTGGTCCTGCTACCATACGCAAGATACCGAAGGAGATCATTGATAAGTATGAGATCAAGGTTGAATTTGATACGAGCACTGGTGAGCAGAAGAAACACTATTACCCTATCACAACTGATCGTGGTAGGAACATCGTAGCCTATAAGGTACGCACACTTCCGAAGGACTTCAGTATTGTCCCGAGGATAGGTAATGCAAAGGTTGATCTGTTTGGTATGAGATCGTCTGCCTTTGCCCCTCGGGTCATAGTGATAACTGAGGGTGAGCTTGATGCTCCTGCTGCCTACCAGATGTTACATCGCCATGTGCAGAAACTCATGTGTATTGGTCTGCCATTTGGTGCGAACCTCAAGGCTGTGATGGATAACATTAAATTTCTACAGGAGGCTGATGACATTGTGTTTGCCGGGGATCAGGATGATCCCGGTCAGGCTATAGTGGAGAAGCTCAGTATGATTCTCCCTACCATACGCATCATGAAGTACTCAGAGAAGGACCCTTGCGCTATGTTAGAAGAGGGGAAGCTCGCTGAATTCAGAGATGCATTTGGTGTAGCCAAGACGCACACACCGTCGAGTATTGTGTCCGTTGAGGACATCGAAGAGGAAGCTCTTGAGCCTGTTGAGTGGGGCCTTGACTATCCATTCAAGGGGCTGACTCAGTTAACATATGGGTTAATGCCGGGTAGTATTATAGGGATAGGAGCAGGACCGGGCGCGGGTAAGACTTCCTTTATTAAGGAGATTGAGACTCACTTGATCTTCCAACATAAACAAAAGATTGGTATCCTCGCATTCGAAGAGGCCCCACATAAAACACTCAGGTCTCTGGGCGGTCATCTGATTGGCAAGCCTGTCTGGTTGCCAGATTGTGATTACAATGAGAATGAACTGAAGGATGCAATCGAATCTTTGCGTGGTCTGGTCCACATCTATGATCATCGTGGATACAGGGAGTGGATTGATGTTGAGCAAACGATGCTGTATATGTGTAACACTGGTATCTATAATATCTTTGTTGATCCATTGAGTGCGCTTACTGCTCACTTGGACTCAGCCGAAGCTAACACCTATCTCAATAATGCCATGTTCGTGTGGTCTAAGATGGTTCAATCTATGCCACTGAATATATTCCATGTTAATCATTTGAATAACCCACAGACAGGGAAAGATCATGGTGCAGGTGGCCGGGTGTATGGCTCACAGTTCACAGGTTCTCGAGCTATGTGGAAATATTCCACTGATCTATGGGGCCTCGAGCGTGACCAGTTGAATGATGATATTAATATCAGAAATACAGTAAGGGTTGTCATCTTAAAGAACCGGTTAAGTGGTGACTTCGGATCAATTAATCTCCGGTATAATAGGAGGTCAGGTAGGCTGGAAGAAGTAGGTTTGAATACTGCTGCTGCTTCCTTCACCTCTGTAATTAACAAATAGGAGAGCCTATGAATAAGATTTATGACAAAGTAGTCTTTGACTTAGAGGCTAATGGGTTCCTAGAAACAGTTGATATGATTCATATCATAGCATTTATTGTGGAACAGAATGGTACGTGGGTAGGTCCGACCACCACCATTGATGTTGATTGGTTTCTCAATTATGTACTGGCTGAATCAAACATGATTATAGGCCACAACATAACAGGGTATGATATTCCGGTGTTAAGAAAAATGCATCCGGATGCACAGGTATTAAAACAAAGACTGAATATCTTTGATACTATGCTTGCTAGTAATCTTATCGTACCTGATATCAAAGGGGGGCATTCGATTGAAGCGTGGGCAGAGAGGTTGAGGTTACCGTTTCAAAAGACTCATATCGAAGACTTCTCTAAGCTCACCCCTGAGATGAAACAAAGATGTATATCTGATGTTAAGATAAACCTTGAGGTCTTCAAACAGTTTGAGGATTCGTGGTTGATGAAAGAACCGCAGGTTATGCAGCTTGAATGTCTAGTTGCTGATATTCACTCCAGACAGGTACAACATGGTGTTCTCTATGATCGTGATAAGGCTACGGATTTCCTCGCTGAGATGGCAGAGATATCCAATGCGATCAGGAATAGCATCACTGAAGGTATCCCACCTACTATCAAGCCGGGAACTGTAGTTACTAACCCATTTAAACTAGATGGTGAACTTTCTGTTCGAGTGATTAACCACTTCGGAGAGGGGTCAAGTGTACTAGAAACAATACGTGGTCCTTTCTGCAAGTTAGATTATGTACCATTTAATTTGGACTCAGCTCCACAAGTGAAAGACTTCTTGTTATCTCATGGATGGAAACCTACTGAGTATAACTTCAGGAAAAATCCTGTTACAGGAAGATCAGAGATAACCTCACCGAAATTAACAGAGGATTCATATTCCTCATTACCTCCCGGCTTAGGGAGAAGTATCGCTGATTATCGTACCATTATGCATAGGATGAGGATGGTTGAAGGTCAACTAACACTAGTCCGAGATAACGGTAGGGTACCAAGCGAAGCTCTTACGTGTGGTACTCCAACATCTAGGTACCGTCATAGTGGTGCAGTTTGTAATATCCCAAGACCTAAGACCTTGTATGGTGAAGAGGTTCGAGAGTTATTCAGGGTGCCTGATGATCACTGCATGATAGGTGTTGACCTCAGTGGTATCGAAGCAAGGATGATGTGTCACTATGTTATGGGGTATCCGGGTGGACCGGAGCTTGCTGAGATTGTACTCAATGGTGACTATCATCAGTACAATGCAGATGCTTGGGGTGTTTCTCGTGACCTTGCAAAGAACGGACTGTATGCCTTGATCTATGGGTGTGGTGAAGCGAAACTAGCAAGCACACTTGGACAACCAAAGGGATCGGGTAAAGAACTCTTCGAGTTATTCTGGGAGGGCAACCCGGCACTCAAGCTCTTAATCAATGATCTCGAAACTGCTGTTGATTCCGGAAGGAATATCCATGGGATAGACAGAAGGATACTTATGATCAGGCAGAAGAGGAAAGCACTTAATACTCTGCTGCAAGGTGGTGCTGCTATTGTATTCAAGCACTGGATGAGGTTGATTGATGAGTGGCTTGCTGTTAACTGGCACGATGGCACAGGTTCATATGTTTATCAGTTGATTGCATACCATGATGAACTCCAATTTGAAATGACATCTCAAATAAAAGACACAGCGGAGTATCTTGGAGAGAAGTTTGTTGCATTAGCAGGAGAAGCAGGTAGGCTTCTAAAGATTAACGTACCGATTACTGCTGAAGCAAAAATCGGGAAGAACTGGAGACAAACACACTGATGGATAATTGTAAATGTAAACAAGAGTCAGATGAAATTAATGCTGATAAGAAAGGTGATATCTCACGTTGGAAATTAACAACTCATGCTCAACTTGAACGTGGTGGTCCTTGGTTGGAGATGGTACTTACAGGATCACAGTTTGCTGTAAAATTATTTACTAAAAAACTTTTAGATGAATCATATTCTATTGATATGATGAGCATTTATAATCTGAATGATCTCCCAACGGCAGATATTTTTGGAGGTGAAAAGATTAAATGAGATACGAAGATAAAGTTTATCACTTTATTGTTGGTGCTTTAATTATGATCATAATGTCTGGAGTCGGGTTCGACCATGAAGTAGCTATGTTTTGCGTAGTTGCTGCAGGATTTGGTAAAGAGACTTATGATCGGTTTACTACAGGGTTCTGGGATTGGTATGATATCCTATGGACTTTCATTGGTGGTGCTGCTGCCGATACTATTATTAGGTTAACTTCATGATGACTAAATCCGAGAAAGAGAGACTGTTTATTCAGCACCGGGACTACATCAAGAAGCTAGTTAATATGTTCTTGAGGAAACACGCAACCTTCTACTATATGCAGGAGGATATGATTGCTGAGATGAACCTCGTCTTCTTGAGGATGTGTGATACATTCCAAGGTGATCAGAGTAGCTTCACGACGTGGTTGTATACGAAGTTGAACTACTACTTAATGAACTACATCACGGAGGAAGTCAAGAGGAAACTAGCAGAACAGGATTGGGTTGAAGAGAATCCATTCCCTGAGTATTATGAGTTGTCTGGATTGAATGAACTGCTGAACTGGATTGATCTCACAGAAAACCAGAAGACAATCCTTTGGTATAGGTACGGTATGGATTTCACACATCAACAGATAGCTGATGAACTTGGGGTTACACCACAGGCTGTCCTGAATGCAGAGAACAGGGCAATAAGGAGGCTTAAGAATACCATGGTATAAAAAAAACATGGGGGGTTGATAAACAGTGATTTCCCACTGATAATAGTATAGAAGGTTAAAGAGAGCATCTAATAGATATCTCTAAGATGTTATTTAAACTTCTATTATGTACTCTAGTTACTAAAGATATTCATTTAAGAGGTATATCTAAAAGACTCACTAATTCTAAGAAGTCATAAAGATTATCTACAGGATATCTTAGGAGACTGCAGAGTAAAAGGGAGATGTAAAGACATCTCATAATTAAATGATGTGCATCCAGATGCACAAAGGAGATCAGTTATGACAGCAAAGAAAGGTAGTGGCATTCAGATGAGGGATGAGTTTATTGATGGTGAGGAGTTTGTATTATCTAATGTGCCCTGTAAGTGGGCATCACTCATCCGCCCGGACACTAGGTTTGAGCACGTCTGGAAGATTGATGCTATCTTAACAAAGGATCAGGCAGACCGTATGAAAGCTGTCGGGTTCAATGTGAAGCAGGACAAAGAGGGTGATTGGTTCATCAGGTGCAAGAAGAAAGTTCAAACCAAGAGTGGTTCCCCGATGGAGCCTCCGCGAGTTGTTGGTCGGGATGGTGCAACCCCATTCACCGAGGAAGTTGGTAATGGTTCAATCGTTAACATTAAGGTCTTTGCCAAGTACAAAGAGGTTAATGGGCAGACTCACTTACCGGCTTACCTGAATGCAGTACAGGTTCTCGAGCACGTACCTTATAATAGTAGTGGGTTTGGGAACGTAGATGATGGAGCGGTGCCTGATGATCTCCCTTTCTAATTAATCAATGAAGGAAGAATAACCTATGGGATACCTGCAGATATGGTATATTTCCTCTACTGCAATCTGCCAAGTTACTTCGAGTATTTGTGCAAGGGGATAAGTTAAAACATTAAGGGGGTATGGGTGCTGAGGGAAAGGTTTGCTGCGTACCTTAAACGTAATCGGAGCATACCCCCAATTTATATCATGGATAAATTTAAAGAGTTAGTTGAAGAGGTCAGTAAGATTGATAGGGAAGCAGGGATACACCTGAAAACTATCATCCCTGACCTCGCTTCATTTGTACCTAGTCGATGCTTATGTTGTGCATTTGATTGGGATTCAGCGGATTGGCCTTATGAAACATGGCACAAGCTATACCATATGCTTGAGCATCAGGATCATGATGACCATAATTCTAACTATATAAAAAACAAGAGGTGTGGCAAGTGAGTGATCAAGTAGTAATAGTATCAGGGGGCACTAGTTTCAGTTCATTACTCGGTATTTTATTTATTTGGTTGAAACTCGCTGGCTTTATTACGTGGCCTTGGTTGTGGGTTCTTGCTCCACTATGGATACCGGCAGCTTTGATTTTAATAATAGTATTGGTGGTTTTTCTTTATGCTCTCACCAGTAGTTTAATTGATTAAGAGGTTCAATATGGATTGCACCAAAATGTCTAAGGAACAGATTGTCTCAACCCTTAGGTTCAGAGGAGTACCTATTGATGAGAATGGAAACATCTCACGTGGGTCTTACTCTCTAACCACATGGAGTCTGATAGACTGTCTGTTACATTATCACGGTGGCTATCGGCTCGTCTAGGAGGTGACATGGTAACCAATAAAGAAGTAAATGATTTCTGGGATAAGACATTCAGTGATCCCGGGGCTACACCGTTTACACAAAAGGCAGTTAAACCATACAAGAAGTTAGGGAAAGATACCCCTAAGCATATCCCTGTGTTTGTTGATGGTGATATCATAGCATATCGTGCGTCAGCTCCCTGTGATGGCAGGGGTTATCAAATAGTAGACACCATAACCAAGAGGGTCCTTGGTACGGCTAGGTATAACAAAGAGATTCAGGCGATGATGAATGAGTTAATGAAGAAGTCTCCTAATCCACTCAATATTGAACCGACTAAGAACCCTGAGCCTGAGTCATTTGCTATTTATAATGTGGATCAGATTATGTCTACCCTAGTAGATAAGTATCCGAAGGGTTGGTTCACTGTATATCTAACTGGTAACGAGAACTATCGGAGTTTTCTGGACCCTAACTATAAAGCAAACAGGAGTGGGATGGAGAGACCTGTGCATCTCAATGCCTGTAAGCAATACCTAATCAACAGGTACAATGCAGTTATACAAGAACCCTTCGAAGCAGATGATCTGATGGGCATCAAGGCTATGAGTATGTTCCCTGATCGGCAATATGTTATTGCAACTATTGATAAAGACCTCGACTGTATCCCGGGTAAACACTTCAACTTTGTTAAGGGTTTGGAGTATGATGTAACCGAGGATCAAGCTAACCTGAACTTTTATATGCAGTGCCTTACCGGTGACTCAACAGATAATATCCCCGGAATCAAAGGGGTGGGCCCGAAGACAGCGGAGAAAATTCTCAAGGGTTGCAAGACAGCCGATGAGATGTACACTAAGTGTGTCTTCAGGTGGGCGGAGTATTTATTCCAAGATAAAAAGAAGTATACGAGGGATGAGTTACAGACTGCTGCTAAGATAATGAGCAACTCTGCAGAGTTACTATGGATTCTACGAGAAGAGGGTGAGGTATGGAGTGCGCCACAATTAATAACACTTAATGAGGAGCAGACAAATGCATTGGAGCAGGAGAGGCCGGGGGGTGAAGAAGAACAACACTCCGGGCAAACGGATAAAGAAGCAGCCGAGGTATCATCCGTATAGGAGTACACTCGAGAAGAAAGTAGCAGGGATTCTATCTGATAAGTTTGACTATGAGCCAAAGGAAGTAAAGTGCAGCTACACAATACCACATACATACTGTCCAGACTTCGTGCATCCAGATGCACAAGCTGTGATGATTGAAGTCAAGGGTTACTTTCGGTTAAGCTCAGAGGCATCTAAGTATGTACATATCAAAAAGGATAATCCCGAGAAGGAGCTGATATTTATCTTCAGTAATCCAGATAAGAAAGCACATCCGAACTGCCGACCACGTAAAGATGGGACTGTACTCACACTCAGGGAATGGGCAACTAAGGAAGGATTCCTGTTCTACAGTGTCAATAACCTGCCAACTCAAGTCACCAGTGGTAAGATGACTAACAGTTGGATTAAAGAAGAACGCAAACGGTTTGGGTACGAGGCATGAGAATGTATACAATCGATGAACTAACTAGAATCATAAGGGATAATTACACACCAGATGAACTCATAGATATCCTTGAATTAAAGACAACAGATATTTGTGAAAGATTTGATGATGTTATTGAGGACCTCTATGATGAACTGTGTCAAAAGATAATTGATGATCTGGGGTATGAATATGAAGATGATTAGGTTTTATAGCCCTAAGTTTATTAAATCAAAAAGGGACGGTAAGATGTACTTCCGACTGTTGTTTGATTCAATAATCGGGGGTACTAAGTACTTAGCTATTCCTGCTGATCAGAAAAACCAAAGGGTAGGCACAGAAGACTTACTCTCAGAAGACTTGAGGGATTATCTTCGTGCTCAAATTATGTTACAAGATGCGTGGGAGGAAGAGAATGGCACCACATATAACAAAGATAAGACCTCCGACTGAACCTTATGAGTTCCATCGGGCAAGGCAGAAAGTACAACAGAAGGATATGAAAGAGTATCTCAAAGGTCGCGTAGTTTGGAGATCGTGCATCCGGATGCATAACGGAAAGAACTTCAAGCTTGAAGGAACCTATGTTATGCCCATCTGTCCACTGTGTCTCAAGAAAGAGAAGAGGTGTATATGTCTGAAGAATCTGTAGTACAACAGGAAGGAGCTGTGATATGGATATTTGGGAGAGCCGGTTCTGGTAAGACAACCCTAGCCAAGATACTCTCGAAGGGCAGCGATGCAATCCTACTGGATGGTGATGACGTAAGAGATAAGTTTGGGAACAATGACTACACCCTGTTTGGCCGGTGGAAGAACATTCGCTACATTACTAACATTATAAAGATTCTTATTCGTCAGGGGTTTCCTGTAATTGTCTCTGCTGTTACACCGTATAACGATATGCGGGAGTACATCAGAGAAACTTTTCCTAATGTTGGTATGATCTACCTAAAGGGTGGAGAGCTTTGGAAAGGATCACATTTTGATGAGCCGGGTGATCTCGCAGATGCAACCTTTATACGAAACGGAGATAATTATGAGTGTGCTTGATGAACAGGTTGGTGGGAACCACTATCAGAGATTCAAGATTCAACCCCTTGAATTCTTCAAGGCAAATGAGAAGGTGCTTGGTTGGTGCGAGATGAATGCTATCAAGTATATCTGTCGTCATGATGTAAAGAATGGCAGGGAGGACATTGAGAAAGCTATTCATTACTTAGGGTTAATCCTCGAGAGAGATTATCCTGAGCCTAAGAAAGCCAACTGGCTTGATATAGATGACCAAATCCACAAGGAAACAGATATCTTTGAATACCCTCAAGAAGATATACTTGATGGGTGCAACTGTCCAATTTGTACAGCCACAAGGAATACATATGATAGCATTCGATATTGATGGTGTAGTAGCTGACCTCCAAACTGTATTAAGAAAGGCTGTACTGGATAAGTATGACTTTGATATTACAAATGTGGATATAGATCAGTACCTTATTAGTGTTCCCGGGGTTAGCTCACAAGAATTATCTGATCTTGTTTTAGAGATTATCCTTTTAAAGTCAGATGAGATTAAACCGTATCCTAAGGTAGCGCATACACTACAGGCACTCTATAAAGTAGAACAAAAGCCTATTGTATTTGTTACTGCAAGAAGAAAAGAAACCATGTATGTAACCCATGAGTGGATAAAGAATAACATAATGGTTCCTGCCATTATCCACAGTGTTCGTTCTTCTGAGAAGTGTAACTTTCTTAAGGAGCGTGGAATAACTTACTTTACGGATGACCTATATGAAACTGCAGCCGAAGTAGCACAGTGTATACCATGGTCATTCCTGATGTCAAGGCCGTGGAATGAAAACAAACCTGATCCATCTTCTGTGATCAGAGTGCGCGATCTCAGGGAACCAATTTTCCTTTACTTAGGAGGTAATCAATGAAGAAAATCTTAGTAATCCCTGATCCCCATGATGAGCCGGGTGTAGACCAAGAGAGATTCAGATGGTTGGGGAACATGATAGTATCTGAATTACCAGATGCTATCGTTCATCTTGGGGATGGGTTATCTATGGATTCACTTAGTTCCTATGATGTTGGTACGTTAGCTGCTGAAGGGCGGAGGTATGACGATGATATTAATAGCTTCCATTTATCCATGAATAAAATTGAAGCAGAGGTGGACCAACTGAACAGGACTTACTCGAGACAAAAGAAAGCAAAGTATACCCCGAGGAAAGTTTATTGTATCGGGAACCATGAGCAGAGAATTATAAAGGCTGTCAACCAGAACCCTAAGTTTCTGGGAGTCCTCAGCTTAGACCAACTCAAGCTAGTCGAAAGGGGTTGGGAAGTCTATCCTCTGACTGAACCTGCTCAAGTATTTGGAATTGCATTTGCTCACTACTTTACTTCAGGAATTATGGGGAGACCTATTTCAGGAATAAATCATGCACGAAATCTTGTCGCTCGTACCTACACTTCTTCTGTTGTCGGTCATTCACATGATCGTTCCTATTGGGAGGACACCGATGTCTTCGGAAACAAAGTTTTTGGAATGGTTAGCGGTTGTTACTTCACTCATGAGCTTCATTATACTCACGAATCCGATAGGAATTGGGCCGGGATAATTATACTCCGAGTCGAAGAGGGGCAGGTAAATCCTGATTTTTATTCAATTAACAGAGTGAAGGAGTTATACTCATGAAACGAAAGAATCATGCTAGGGTATACCATGGGAGACACAAGGGTTCAACCGATGCTCATATCCCAAATGATCAAATGAGGGAGGGTTATGATACAGTGAATTGGGAGTCTCTTGTCCCCTATGGGTGTCCGAAGTGTGGGTTGATTACCCGCGTACATAAACTTGAGCTGAGGATATTCCGATGTCCATGCGAGATGGGAATGAGTTAATACTAAGGGCTAAAATTAATATAGATAATTATTTATTTGCTGTTGATGATAATCTTTCTTCGGCAAATATTGAGCACTTAAAGAGGAAGATAATAGAATCAATGATCGAAGAGTTGATAGATGTAACTGAGTTTGATTTCGAAAAAGATTATACGAGAAACCAAACAATAATAATAGGGACATTAAGGGTGTTAGAATGATAGAGAAAGCAGTTCAAAGATTTTTAAGTGATCCTGACAAAGGAGCTTCTCATAGTGTAACCCACAGATTCAAAGGATCAAGTGGAACCACACTGTATATCACTATGGGAATAGATGAATTCAATGTACCGAACTCTATGTTTATCAACATCGGGGCTTCTGGAACTACGATCCACAACGTCTGTAATGCACTAGCTAGGGTTGTCTCTATTGCCATTCAGAATGATAAGGCGACTCTTCTGCAGATAGTACAGACGATGGAGAATGTTGGCTCCGAGACCAGATGGATATCTGATACTCTAGGGGTTGCAGAAAGTATCCCGAGTGCAATAGCTTTAGTTCTGTTACATCATGTTGAAATTGATGAAGCTCTTGATAAGATTCATAACTTCGATGAAGAGTGTGATAATGAATTCCGCGATTGAGTGGGCCTTGTTTCGTCAGATGGCGTTTAAATATCACCTAAGAAACTTGACAGGGGATGAGATGAAACTACAGAGATATAGCATCAGTAAAGAATACTCAAATTCCTACAAAGCAGATGACAAAGGTTATTTTGTCAAAGCCGATGAAGCAGAGACAGAGTTTTATGCAAAAGATGCTTCACTTGAGATAATCACAAAACATAATGATGAACTTCTTGCACGAATCAAAGAACTGGAAGAAGAAAGAGAACTAGCTTACTCTCACAAAAGTGTAACAGAAAGACAAAACAAGAAGCTCCGCAAAGAACTGGCAAAGGCTGAAGAAACATTGAAGCATATCGCTAATGCTGATTATAGGGGGAACCGTTCTTCTGAAATAACAAGGGCACAAAATTACTTCAAGGACAAGGGAGAGTGAGATGAAACTACAACGATACACAGCAAGTGATATAGCGTATGCAGCTAACCATAAAAATATAGAATGGGTCAAAGCCGATGAAGCAGAAGCCCTTGAAACTGAAAACAACCGTTTGCATAAACAAAACTCTGTATTGCTTGAAGAAAAACAAAAGTTTCAGAAACTATATCTTGAACGAGAAACCAAAGCAGAAGCCAGAATTAAGGAACTGGAAAAAGAAAACTCAAAACTCCGTAAAGCACTTAAAGAAACAAAGAAACAAATACAAGTATTACCATGGCTAGGGGGATGATATGTTTGAAAGATTAATACACTATTTAGAAAGTGGTACAGACGATGTTCATGGATATGTTAATGAGGATTTAAATGGCTAGAAAATCATTCGTTGTTTCATACAGAGTCTACTCTTGCATTTTCTGCCCGAGTTTCAGAGAGACACCAGACGACAGCCCATATTGTGCTCACATGGCAGCGGATAGAGTAATAAGCTATGCTCTGAACCATGACTGGGACTCAAAAATCCATCCGGCCTGTCCAAGACTGGGACCATCTATAGCAAAAGAAACACTTAAGGACAAGGAGGAATGAGATGACCAACAAACAATATGCTTTCTGGCTAGGCTTTATATACGGTTTGCCTTGTGGGGTTTTGTTATCCGCAATCTTAATCCAGATTGTAGATTTCTTTTTATAACAACCAAAGGGGGAGAGTATGAAACTACAGAGATACAAATTCTTCAGAGATTCTATATCTAATTGTTTTTGCGAAGTTGATGAATCAGAAAAAGGAGGATATGTATTAGCCGATGAAGCAGAGGCACTTATCCCTAAATGGATTTCTGTTAAAGATAGGTTGCCTGAAAAAGCAGGTAAATATGCAGTCATAACTAATAGGCATGAAACTTGGCAAACAAGATGGTTTAGACCAAGTGATAACGTATGGGAAGGTGATACCAAAATCTCGTATACCACCCACTGGATTCCACTACCAGAACCACCACAGGACAAGGGGGAGAAATGATATTCTTTGCTATAGCTTTAGGGATTGCTGTAATAGGGTGTACTTATATTAATATAAACACAAACAAGGATAGGGGTAAAGATGAAACCAGACTTTGAAAGATTTGCAGATGAAATAATACAGTTAGGTTGTTGGGATGCCATGATGGTTGATGGTGCAGACATACAAGAAATTGCTGTGAAGTGTGGGATTATGAAAAAAGTAGAACGAGAAGAACCTTGCGGTGAGTTTTGTACCTGTGCTGAAGTAACAGATTTTCCTACAACTTGTTATGTAAAGACATACGAAAACTATGGACGGTAGACCAAAAAGAAAAATAGATACGGAGGTATAACAATGTTTACACCGAAAACAGTTGATTCAATTATGAAGGGATTCGCAAAGACTGCCTCTCTCCTTCGGGCGGTAGCTACAGAACAGATCGATGCTGCAAACACAAAGTCCGATCAGATCAAGAGACTCGAAGAGGAAGTCGATTATCATGATCTTGAGGCGAACAGAGCTATCGTAATTGCTAGTAGAATTGAGGCACTGATGGGAGGATAATCATGGTTGGTCGGTTTAGAGGGTTTAAGAAAGGCGAAGCTGGAGGACAGCTTAGGGTTACTATGCTCTTTGATTATCTAGTTGGGAACGGTCACCGTGTAGGTTGGCTAGGTTGGTCTATTGAAGAAGGTAATTCAAATTGGATCAACGAAGATCATCGAAGGGATATGAAGAGACAAGCTGAAATCTTTCAGTCCATGAAAAATGGGGAGTATTGATATGCCATACATCAAACGAAAGTTGAAGAGCGGTAAGTACAGGGTATTTAAGAAGGTTGGCGGGAAGCTGGTGAAAGTTGGAGATAGCACTGCAGATAAGGTAGATGCCTACCTCCGGAAACTAAGAATGGTTGAACATGAAGGAGGTAAATAATGTGGTGGGAATACGGAAAAGGAATGAAGCTAGTTAACCTTGAACAAGTTGTATCTATCTTTAAGTGTTATGATAAAAAAGAAGATACTATAGGTATGATAGATATACAGGGTAGAGTTATGTACTTTACTTATGAGAGTTTAGAAGATGCGTGTGAGGCATACCAATATCTCAGGATGAAACTTCTCAGTGGTGATGATGTAAAGGTCGAGCAGTTACAAGTTGATCTCTCTCACTATCCCTTTAATATGATTGGAGGTGACGAATAATGGCTTTAGGACGAGCGAAACTTTGTACAAAACATAAGCCACGAACTTATGTTAATCAATGCCAACAGTGTCAACAGGAATTTAAAGAGAAGCAGTTAAGTTTATTCAATAATAATCAGAGGAAGGAGGAGGAAACTAATGATGCAGGAGATAATACTGACACCGTGGCAGAATAAGCTACACTCAATGTGTGTTGGGTTCTCAGGTTGTACTGGTTCTGGTGTTAGTTCCTTATCTGAAACTACAGCAAAATACTTGGGGGTTGATTACATCAGAGATATCAGGCAGGATTATCTGAGAGAACATCTCATAATCGAGAACTCTCTCACTGACCGGCAGGTACTCAAGATGTACATCGATCTTTTAGGTCGGAAGAAATCAATGGAGAGATCACTGACCAAGTTTGTATCTGACTTAACAACAATGGATTATTCTTCTTATATCTTATCGAAGATGTCTGACAATGATGAGCTTCAGTATCAGATTCTTAGCTATATTAGAGAGTGTGCTATCCATGCTGCTCAGTGCTATGATGTCATCTTTCTCACACCGTATCCTGAAGGAACAAAAAGACCTGCTTGGAATGCTATGGTCCAGTTGTTAACTGAGAAATCAGTAGAAGATGGTTCACCGATATTTCTTGTACATCATATTATGTCACTATCTGAATCAGATCAAATACCAGAGATACTTGAAGTGTGTGATAAGATCAGTGAGGTCAAGGTGAAAACAGAATCCATAAGGACAGGGATAAAACCAGTTGGAACGGATATGACACAATGAAAATAACAAAAGCAGACTTCAAGACATTCGAGAAGGAGTGCCACTACTGGCTGAAGTTCTTCAATTTAGGTGATTGGGATGTTGATATTCTCCACGAGGACATTGACAATATCGGAGAGTGTGCCTGTAACTTACCACAAAAACACTGTATTATACGATTAGCTCACGAATGGGATTTCTACGCAAAGTCAACTGAACAGATTAAGTTAATAGCATTCCATGAAGTAGTTGAGCTGCTATTGTTTGAACTTAGGATCAAGGCGATGTCAAGGATTATCGGAGAGGACGATGTTGATACTGCTATACATACCGTGATCCAGAGATTATCTAATTAAATATTCAAGATAAAAAAATAGGGGCCTCCTCCTCCCCTTAACGCAAGAAACCCCCGAGACTCTAATGGTCTTGGGGGTTTCTTTTTGTGCATCCGGATGCATGAGTAAACTATTCTTTACCTCGCTTCCTTGCGTTCTTGACAACCTCTCCAGATATTCTCTCGAGGCCATCAACTCCTTTCTTGTAATACTTAGAGTTCCATTCTGATGCTGCTTTAAGTACAACTTCCTGAGAAGCTCCCTTCTCTGCAAGATCAAGAATCTTAGTTCTAAGACGTTTCCCTTCAGCCTCTACACCCATCGGTGTATATTCAAATGCTATCCTACCGAATGCAGGTACATGAGCCATTGATGTATAACTGAAATCCCCCTGTAACGTAGAGAGTAGATCAGTAATCACGGCATCTGCAGCCCTAGCCGGTGGGATCATAAGGTTATTTGCTATCAGACTCGAGACAGGCTTATGCATATCAAGCCCACGTTCAAGTGTGTATCTATTAATGAACAGTATATCCATTATATTAGAAAGAACATCGTCGGTGAATGACTCTGGGTTATCCCTGCCAAGTATCAAGTCCTTAATAGCATCTGTACCGGCACCTGCCATACCAAGAACCAACATTAAACCAACAGCCTTGCTGATTCCTCTCACCTTCCCTGCAGTTGTACCTTCTTGGAATCCCATTCTGATATCCTGAACCACACTTGAGATTGTCCGCAGTGCAAACTGTTTTAGTACCCATAGAAGTCTGGCTTGACCACCGGTTAAGAACATCTTAGATGTCTCTGAGAGACTGACCGGCTGACGTTTAGCCAACTCTGAGAATAACATATACATAGCATTCATGTTAGTATTCCCACTTATTATAGAGTCATAGGCTTCCTTCAGTTTTATATCAGAATCCTCAGTACCCTCGAGGAACTCACCATAAATACCGAACTTATCTTTGAATTGTTCGAAGGACCAACTCTTAACTTTCGCCATGAGTCCTTGGACATAACTCTCTTTACCGAAAGTATCCATCCTCTTAAGTCCTGTCACTGTGAGTAACTTATTCACTAAGTCAGAGGTCCCACCTTCCTTGGCAAACTCCCTTAAGTAGTTATCGATATCAAAGTTATCAATTATTTTATTACCGGTTAAGGCCTTAGATACCCCTGCAATACCATACACACCATTATCCATGATGTTAAATCCCTGATCACCGAGCTGTGTAATAGCAGACAGTGGGTTACCGATTGTCATCATTAGTGTTACATTCTTCAGTGCTCTCACAGCACCACTTGTTCCGCGCTGATTCAATCTTGCGTAGATCAGTTCGATAGCTTCCTTCTTTTTAGCATCGGGGATATCAAGAACCTGTATCAGTTTATCTACGGCTACCTTAGTATCCTTATCGATATCATAGATTTGCTGTGATAGGTCATCAATTTCCTTAGAGAGTTTCATTCTCTTCTTTGGAGCTTTAGTCCGATGATACTCATCAACAGCTTTGGATAATTTTTGCAGGAAGTCACTCCTGTTTGACTTACCAGATAATTCCCTCTGGAACAGAAGTTCATTTGCATGGTGAATATAATCGATCATAGATTCTACAGGATCATGGTAGTATTCCAAGAGATTATCTGGAACATGATCCAAGATACGCATCTTTACAAAGCCCTTCTTGGGGATCGTGTTGTACCTACGATTAAGCACCATTTTGGCTATGAACTCTTCCTCATGGGCTTTATCGAATGCACCAATACCACCCATCTTTTCAATACGTATTCTCTCTTCTCGAATTCGTGCAGAGAACTCTTCTCCCTCGGGGGTCCCTTCCATCGCATTGACTAACCCGAGCGGGTCTTTAACTACACGAGGAAGATACCCTTCGATTGTAGTTTTAGGAGACAGCACTCCTAGTTTTAGGAACTTCTTCTCGTTAGATTGGATGATATCCATGAAGGTTTTCCACTCTGCTTCGATACCTTTCTCCTTAATAAGATCAGTAAGTAACTGTCTCTCATCTACATTTATCCACCCAGATTTGAAATCAGTAAGTTCATCTTCGGAGAACCCCTTGATAGCTACAGCTAACTTGTGGACAGCCATCATCTGCTTCTTATTACGAGCAGATAACTGAGCCTCACGGATTCTCATGAGAGCAGCAAGTCTTGGCTCGATATTATAAAGAGCATCATTGACAGGCTGAGCAAACGTAGAGCTATACTTCATGATTGATTTAAACCAATCCCCTATTCCTTTGTAGGATTCACCGAGCCAACTCTGATTTTTGTTCTTTGCTCTTGCCTCTCTATGAGTTCTCCTGATTCTCTCCCTGCGCTCAATGGCAGTCTCTTTGACCTTCGGACCTTCAGCTTTAAATGCGAGACCTCTTGATGCTTGATCCGGAGCAACCTTCTCAATCATATTGAGTATCTCACCGAGCATATTATTATAGCTCTTAGGCATCCCAAGTAATTCCCGACCCCAATTTACAAACTTGGTCCAGAGATTCCGAATGAGACCCTCTTTAACCTGCTTTGATTCCATGATAGCCTGAACAACAGGATCAGCACCGGCCTGAGCCACAAACTCCTGACTGTTTTCCAGAGCTTTCTGTACTGCAAGATGATCCAGAAGTCCCATCTCTTCTGCTTGTTCCTTGAACCTATCCATCATTTCCAAGAGTTCTTTTCTTGCTTCTGGATTCTGCTCAAGAGCAACACCGAGGGCAGCATGAACAGCTTCATGGGTCCCGATGAATGGGTTATCCCCGCGCAGCACGATGAACTTTGTACCATCCGGGTTCGCTTGGAAGTACGAAGTCTCAGCCATGGGGTCAAAATATACAGGAACATTCTGTAAGTCCTCTTGATTAAAGAACTTCATCAAATGTTTCACAATAGGATCATCTTGATTATTCTCAAGGATTTCCCAAGCATTATTCTCGACAGGAACACCACCATCCTGAAGATAGGTCGGCCCCCTCATCCTCTTCTGCTGCCTGATTAATTTCTTCCTGCGCTCGTTGTCTTTCCGTCTGTCTAGTTTTGAATCCCTCTCTGTTCCTTCTTGAACAGGGATATCAACAGATCGAGAAGGAGTAACAGGCTGCTCAATCTCAGGCATAACTTGGTACGGATAGAATGGGTTTGACTCAGTGAATGCCTGATCGAAGACAGCCGTATAATACAGAGACTCTTTACTTGTTAACTCTCTGGACTTACCAGACTGAACCTTATCAAGCATAGTACTTATGTAGGTCTCCCTTTCCTGATGCCATGCATTCCGAGCCTCTTCAACAACCTCTTGTCTAGCATCACTAGCCATCTGCTGTTCAAAAGAACCAACCTCAGGAGATTCAATCTCACCTGTTTCCTCGCTGATAGCTTGCTGAGGGGCTTGTGGAAGAACCGGAGGCCTCTCGAAGCCCTCAACTGCAGGTCTAGACCTCGGAGTTTCAACTGGAACTTCTTGCTTTATAGGCTTATACCCCATCTTTACTAACTGATCATTGATCATATCCCTGAGAAGTTTCTCGTCTATCTTGTCGAGTGTCTCTTCTATCGCGGGGTACTGCTCGGCTTTCTTCTCGAGTTCAGCTTTCTCTGCAGCCAACTCCTTTGGTGACTTAGGCTTAGGACCTTCTTTTGTTTCTTTAACTTCCTTAACAACCTTGTTGTATTCTTTCTTCCCAACAGTTCTATCGGCAGAGAGTTCTTTCTTTGGTTTAGCTTTTGGTTTCCTTGCATAAATAGCCCTTCCACTTACAGATGTACCAATCTGGACCCTGACCTTCTTGCCGTTATTAGTCTGAATTAGTATTCTCCTCAGAGAAGAAATATCATCCTCGTACTTATTGATCATGATGTTACCCGGCTGCTCTCTGACAGTGAAACCTCTTCGAGCTTCCTCATAACCTATCTTATCAATAAGACTCTGGATTTTATCCTCGATCTCAGCACGAAGTTCTGGTGTCATCTCCTGACCAATGTAATCATAGGCTGCAGTATCTCGAGCCATAGCTTTAGTTGGTCCTTTCCGAGACATTTGTGCGGACATCTCAGGAGTAACTACAGGTTCGAAGATCATGTACTCTTCTCTTGCAGCTTGAACACGAGACTTCTCTGGTGTAATCTGTTCCTTCTGACCAAGATGGGCCTCTCTCAGTTTGGCAGTGAGAAGCTCTTTCTTAGTATCTTGTGTCTCGAAACCATACAAGTCTTCGATTAGTTTCTTTACCTGACCAACAGATAGAGATGCCCAATGGTCGGTCATCTGACCCGATGGTAACTCACGTTCAACCAGATCACCATTGACCTCAACCATAAACTTATTTTTACTGAGTTCAGTAATCAGGATACGATCCCCACCCTGCAGAATCCCATATGTATTCCTGTTTTTCTCGTCATTCCCCGGTAGCCATTCGGATGAACCTAGCTTCCGGGCATGATCTTCAGCCCACTCAGCAGCTAATGTTCTAGCAGATAAGCCTTTAAGTTTAGCCTTACGAGTAGATATCTGCATGAGCAGGACAGCTTTCTGACCGGGTTCTACTTTGTAGATATACCAATTACCATCCTTCCCTTTCTCTCTGACCATCTGGTAATCAAAACCAATACCGCGAGGCCTACCTATAATCATATTAGAGGTACGAGCACCTGCATCTGCTGCAAGGTCCTGTGTCCAGTGAATGATTCGACTAGGAAGATCAACTTCCCTCTGCCATTCACCAAGATTAGGACTCTCTGCCTCAGTATAGATACTTACACCTTGGTCATAGATATCAGCAGCTTCAGCATTCTCATCGTAAACACCGGCTCTCTGATCTGCCTGAGCTTCTGCCTCAAGTAAACTCTGTGATAAATCTTCACCGCTACTGATAGCAGTAGTGTAATCTTGACGTAGCTCATCCACCCTTTCAGGAGTCAAGTTGGACTCTCTGGGGAGTGCTTCAAGTTTTGCTTGGTATTCTTTGATCTGCTTACCGACCTGTGCTGCTAAGTCTTGCTTTCCTTCATCGATAAGTTTCTGTTGTGCTTGAGTAAGTTTATCTATTACCTCTTCAGCTATCTCTCGAGTAGCTATAGGAGATTCGGTAGGTTCCTCAGAGGCAGCTTTCAGTGTCTCAATGGCATTAACAGCTTTCTCTCTGTTCTCCATGAAGACCTTTCGTGTCTGCTGACTAGGACCCTTAGCTAACATCTCATCAATCTGATCGATCTCAGCTTCTCTCGCCTGAATCTCACTTTGAATATCCTGCTGATGAGGACTGAGTTCTGCTTCTGCAGGTACTTGTTCAGTCGGTGCTTCTATTTTCTCAGCAGGTTTAGCCCCCGGCTGCTCAGTAGACGATTCCACTGTCTCCTGTACTTTACCCTTCGGTGCAGTCTTCGTCGATCTGGGGAGCGTTACAGCAGCCCTGAGCGATGCAGCTCGTTCTCCGAGTTTCAATCGCTTCTCAAGAGGAATATCAGGATTCTCGAGGACCTTATCAATCTCATCGAGTTCAGTATAGGCAGCAGTGGCTTCCTCTCTGGACATCGGTTTGAACTGTACAGGTTCCTCTCGTTTAACACGATCAGCTTCGGCCTCTTCTTTCCTGATTAACTCATCGGCTTTCTCTAAGGCATTAGTTTTATCTACTGGCTCAGGAACTTCGAGCGGTGCAGGTTCTTTATTGAGTCCAAGCAGTGCTCTTTCAAATGCATTATAAGCCTTTTGGTCATCCTCTTTAGCCATGAAAGCTGCGAGCTGACGATCACTTACAGTGCCGTTGATAATATCCTGATCAGTGAAGATTTCTCCCGGCTTCTCATGAGCTTTAACTAGATCACTTGCGAACTTACCAAAGTCCTCATCCCATGATATAGCCTTTCCTTTCTCGATATGCTCTGTTGCGAATGCTTTCCAGTTCTCAGCGATCTGTTTATCCTGCTTTCCTAGCTGACGATAGATCATATCAGCAGCAAGGTACCTATCTGCCTTGTTGTTTTTTACATCCAGTGTATTCTTCAGCTTTGTCTTCTGGACTTTATTTAAAGTCTGAGTAGCTAACTGGAATGATCCTGTCATAAACATTGTAGGGATCACAGTCTGCATAGCTGCCTCAAGATCAGATACCGTTGAGAGTCCGAGGGATTTCATAACCTCGTTCTGACCGATAGCCTGACCAAACTCAGTAACCTGCTCACCCGCATAAACAGTGAATAGTTCCTTCGCAGCTTTCTTCCACCCCATTTCCATGAGTTCCTTAAGTGTCTGCGTAAGACCTTTCTTCGCTACAGAAACAAAAGGTTTAATCAAAGGGGATGCACCAATCAGTGTTCCTGCAGACTCACCGAAACCCTCAATGACACCATTAGCCCAAGCAGCTTTTCGTGCCTGATCCTCTGG